TAAGAGTCAATTTTTTTTAGACAATGACTGCTTCCGCTGCAGCGAATAATTATACACAACAAACTAATCATAATAGTCCACCTTAAGGATTCGGACCCAACTTCCCGATTTGATAAGAATGTATTAAGGATTTACACAAAACAGTTTCGGGCGTGCTACCAGTTACACCATCGGTGGATGTCGGCATCATGGCTACCATGAATTTAAGAGCCATGCTCACCGCTTTATCTATCAGTCATAAAGACTGATGCTAGGGGATCACCTTATAATGACTTAACACTATTCGACTTTACACATTTCCAATATGTCAAAGAACTTATGCCCACAAACGGACAATGGGATTGTTCCGGAAATCGCTATATATAATAATGTATAAAACGAAAGGTGCCGGTAGAATGCTCGACCACAACATTTCCTTATGGTTCGTGGCGCATGAATTCAACGCAAACAACTTATATTGCCACTGGGTCTATACCGCCACACACCTAACAATTTCAAGAAAGTTATAATAACAATATTCCAAAACTATTTTGGGGATTCGAGGCGAGTTGAACGCCTTTGCTCGGGTTTCCCCGCTCACTCCGAGTGAGCTAGCTCGATTCCCATGTATCACTCCTATGCTCACGCACAAGAGTGAATTGATGATTTACAAATAAGAAAAAGAACCTTTCTTAAGCAATCGTTTAACTCTATGCTCACGCATATCAAATTTAAAACGCATTTTGTCTGAATAACTGTTCTAAAAGTTCAACAGCCAAATATTTCACACATTTACACACTCACTAGTTGTGGAACCTGAACAGGCTCTGCTCCATATCGATTCAAAGCACAAGAACGAATGTCCTGAGCCTGTTGGCTATTACTTCGGTAAGCTAGAGCATTGTAGACAGTAGCCTTGCCACAACCAAAAATTTTCATGATTTTAGGAATTTTATCTTTATCAATCAAAATTTTTTCTATTTTTACTACCTTTTTCATATTATTTTTTGTATCTTTGCAACATAAATCCGTTTAGAACGAGTTTTATTCTCGTTTACGGATGCAAAGATACATGTTTGTAGGCAAATATCCAAGGATATAGACATTTATTTATAGTTAATTTACGTATTTACACATTTATAAACACTAGCAGTATGGAAGGATTAAGAGATAGAATCAACGAGGTAAGAGACCATTACAGGCTGACTAACAGAGGGTTTGCTGATGCTATCGGGGCAAAACCTGCTGCTACGAACAATTATTTGAACGGAACAAAGGAGCCTTCAATGGAGTTTATAGACAGAATACTGACTACATACGTAGACATATCAGCAGATTGGCTACTTTGTGGCAGAGGCAGTATGTTTTACAATGCAGACAAGCAGACGGACGAAAAACTACTGAAAGAACTAGCAGAAACAAAAGTAAAGTTGCTAGTACAGGAAGGAGTGGTTAAGGAGTTAAAGCAAATCATCAGCGAGAAGATTGCTGAAAGAGACAAAAGCCTTGTTGGCTGATACGATGAAGGGGAGTCTTCGCAAAGAAGGCTCCCCTTTGTTATATTACATCTTTCCTTCGAGTGCATCGAAAGCAGATTGTACGTCCTTATTTAATGTACGTGCGTATCTAGTAGTCTGACGCAAGGTAGTGTGTCCAAGCACCCTTGCCACGATGTTGATAGGCATTCCCTTCGACAAGAATAAGGTTGCAGCAGTCGCTCTACCCATGTGGGTATGCAGCCTGTCAACTCCGACCATCTGTCCTATTGCCTTCAGATAATCATTATACTTCTGATTCGTCATTCTAGGCAGCTTGAAATCATACTTCTTTAGTATCTCTATAGCAGGTTTGAGAAGTTGGAATACGAAATCCGTATCTGTTTCGTTCTCTTAGCGTGATAGAACATCTTACCGCCAATCTCCTCGCAGTTAGTATAATCGAAGGACGCAAGGTCAGAGTATGCAAGTCCGGTGTAGCATTGGAAGAGGAACAAATCTCTTGCATGAATAATATGAGGTGTTGATAGTTTCAGTTTCTTGATGGCAGCAAACTGCTCTTCTGTGACACAATCAACATACTGCTTTTCTCCCTTACCAATATGGAATGGCAGAAACTTATAAGGATTCTGCTCAATAAGTCCGTCTATCATCGCATCATTGATGAACAACTTGAGATACTTGTGATAGTCGTAGATGGTACATTGAGCCTTATCCTGTCTGTGGAGATACTCATCCATCGCACGCACCTTCGACACATTGCAGTCTTGGAACGATTTTATCTTCCCCCACGTCTTCAGAAATTTGATAAATACATCATAGCGTTTCTTGGTATGCTCGCACACCTTACGCTCATTTCGTCTTCTCTCGCAGTACTCGATGAAAGAAGTTCCTTCGTCTTCTCCGTTCATCTGTGAGATAACCACATTTAAGTCACAACAGCCTTCCTTAACCATCTTACTGATGATTTCGTTTGCCCTCGCGCGGTATGCCTGTATGATTTCATTCAGTTCATCCGCATCTTTTCTCTTGATAACCATCTTTGACGCATCAGACCATTGTGTAGTTGTCACTTTTACGCCTGTGGAAAAGTACTTCCTTTGACGCTTGGCACAAAAGCATAATTCTACCGAAACTTCATGTTTTGAGGTCGCTCGCTTCAAACGATTGTGAATAATACTTAAATTAATTTTTGCCATTTTGATAACACATTTTTTACAAGGTGATAACACATTGATAACACACCTTCCGATTCAACAATTTGCGTGAATAATATAAACCGTTGTTATTCAGATAGTTATCCCCAAAATGCGTTTAAACTAGTTTTAAACTGGTTTAAGAAATCATCTTTTGTTACATATCTCTTTAAAAAACAAAAAGCAATCTATATAAGTACCTGTTATTCAATACGTTATATAAACTGCTTTTGTGATTTTTTCTTGACTAAACGTTGCGTTTTTACGTCTAAAAAGTGATTCCGTTGGGGTCACAACCAATTTCTCACAAATATGTCTATATCAGCCACTTATCTTTCGGTTGCAAAGATAGTGATAACATTTTTATAACACAAATTTTTCATTACTTTTTAACTATATTTTGCAAAAGTTGAAATTTGGTGGTTTCAAATACTTTTCTTACTTTTGCACTCGTCAAATGTGGTGATTGATATAAGACTTCGATATTCAACCTGTATTCAATAGGTTCAAGATAAATCACGAAATCCCTAGGTCGGCACCACACGACTTGGGGATTTTTATTTCCCCGAGTTTTTTGGCAGTCATGGTAGTTTGTCGGTTAACTCCACTCGGCTACGCTGACTTTAAACCCAAGTCGCAAGAGGACGCATGGCGACACCGCAGAAACTGATAGCAGAAGGCGGGCAAGGCGGTAACTACACCGAAAGCTGCTTAGACTAACTGATGTAGATTATCAAGTGGTCAGATGATGGGGGATGATGGAACTCATCCATGCTCGGAATCTTAGGTTTTCTTGTCGTTCACGTACGTGCGCGATAAGGGGAAACCTAGAATCCAAAGGAATCCAAAATCTATCCATTTTAATTTTAAATAATTATATTTAGATAATTAAGTATTAGTAGAACAAAAAATAATTTGCTTATGAAAACTGATTTTGATTCTCTTTATGAGAAGTTTGATGAACTTTATACCACGTATGATGATAGAAAAGTTTTAAAAGGATATATCGAGTCTATGAGTGAAAAATCATCTAAGGAGGACATTGATGTGTCTGCTGATAATTTACCAGATACGATACTTACTTTTGAAGAGTTTAAGACGATACTTCCTGCTATAAACAAGAAAATAAAGAAACTGGTTGTTGACATATCTCATATTCTTGGTACTTTTAATCAAAACGGCATGCTTTCCATGGCTAAAGATCGTTTAAAGGAGGAGTGGGAAGATGAAACTTTCATTGATGAGTTTATGGAACTCCATGAAATACCATCTTAATAGATAATTATAGCGTATGACAGAAGAAGATTATAATACTGAAAGTCATGAAGAATGAAACAAAATTAAACAGAGTAAAGGAGTTTCTTGATGGAAACAACATCAAGTACGTTACTCCTAAGAACGCAGGAAAGAAAGGTCATAGTGACTTATTTCTGCCTTCATTCAGAATCTACATCAAACTTCAAGGTGAAGATGATGAGTTGTTCTATAAAACCCACCACATAGGTGTGCACCCCATCTTCATACGTGATGGTGAAACTCCTAAGTTTGTTATTGAGAAGGTACAAAACACCATCATAAAGATAATGCAGAAGAAACAGGCAGTATTTGAGAAACGTAAAAAGAAGTAGAGTTATGTTCAAGTTATTCATTATAATCGCCTTTTTCGTAATCGTATTGGAACTGGACGAGATAAAAGATAAATTATAGCGTATGAAAGAAGAAGATTTAACGAAAGCTATTGAGTTAAAGAAGAAACTCGATAGTGAAAGAGAACTTTTGCAGTTTGCAGATAGCCATTCTGTGGATTTAAGAGTTAATCTTGAAAACAGATGCAATAACGAGATTCGCAATATAAATTACCTTCTCGATAAGGATGTTATCAAAGGACTGAGAGCGATGGTTATCGCCAACATTGAGAAGAGAATTAATGACTTACAGGAAGAATTAGAAAAGTTGTAGATTATGGCAGTAGTAAATGTAGATTTATCTGAGTACGATGCTATACGTAAGCGCAACTCAGAGTTGGAAGAGCAGGTCAAGGAACTCAAAAAGTTGAATGAGTCCTTGAAAATCGGTTCAAAGGTTATTCTTCGTAAGGAGACCACTTTGATTTTTAATAAACCTCGCACATTGTGGGATGACGATGAGGATGACGAGCCTCAAAGAAAAACCATCGAATCATACGAGTCTTATATTAACTTCGAGGACGTTCGCTTGAAGGTTGAACAGGCTATGCAAGATGAGGTTAATCGTAGCATTCATGATAGGAATATGGAAAAACAAGCCTATGGCGACAAGAAGAATAAGCTTGACAACGAGTACAACGGAAAGAAAGCTGACCTCAAGAAGGTGTACGAAAAGAAGACAAAGGACTTGGAAGAGGAATATAAGAAGAAGACAAAGGACTTGGAAGAGGATAATAGCCGGAAAGAGATTGAATTGCGTAACAAGTATTGTGCTATGGTTGCCAATTTCGAATCTGACAAACTTCGCATTCTGAATCTGCTCCCTAACATACGGAAATTGGCAGACGAGTTGAATGATGATTTGAACAAGCGATTTTTCAAACCTAAGCATGCTATTGAGTTGGCTAATTCTATCATAGGCTTAACATTAAAAAAACAATAGGCTTATGGGAAGTTTTATAAAAGAGCGTCTCATTTTTGCATACTGCTGGACGCATTCGACAGGTAGATGTAAGGTTTGTACTTGTTGTTACACCTTCAAGAAATGTAAGGACTTCGTAAATTCTTTTTGGAAGATACACCGCTACAGGCATTATCACAAGACAAAAGCGAAATATCCAACTACGGTTGCTGAGTTCAGAAAAAGAGTAAATCCGTTGTTTCGTAAAAAAATATAGTGCATGAAATATACAGAAGATTATCCGCATAGACCTATCCTAGGTAAGGCTGGCGAGTTCGTTGATATTCTCAGCAGAGTTCCTGCTGATACTGAAATAGTACTTGATGTAGACAACTATTTTTCGAGAAATATCGGTCCTAGTGCTTTGAAAATTTCGTTAAGTAACTATCATCCGCTTGAACATATCATTCACTTTAAAGATGACGGAACGATAGAGAATACGTTGAAAGTCAATGTTTGTGCAGAGTGGAATAGAGATAATAACATTGCAGAATGTGAGATTTTTACTGCGCTATTCAGTTCACTAAAATGCATCTTGTTTAAATACGGACAATATGATGCACGTAAGTTGACTAAGGATGCGTCTATCGCAAAAACCGCTGCTAATAATCCGTGTGCGTTCCTTGATGTACTCAACGAATTTCAGAAGAAATACAAAGGTAAGAAAGAAAATCATAAAGAAGATGGAAAGGTTGACAAAGGTAATGGATAAGTACTTGAAGGAAGCTGTCGCTGATTTGGATAAGAAGAAAGTATTGACCCTCACCATCAGCAAGCAATGGTTCGATAAAATCGTATCGGGCGAAAAGACGGAGGAGTATCGTGAAATAAAGCCGTATTGGATTAAACGTCTGACCACTAACTGCGAAGTATCTTATGATGTGGCTGCAGAAACATATTGCGGAAAGGTGCTTTATCGCCATTACACCCACGTTCTCTTAATAAACGGCTACCGCAAGGATAGTCCACGTATAGAAAAGAAAATAGAAAGTATCACCATCGGAAAGCCTAAGAAAGGCTTATGCCCCGACAAGTGGCTTGATACTGAGTTTTTTATCATTAAATTTAAGTAGCGTATGACAAACAAGGATTTTTATAATGCTCATCTAGGTAAGCGAGTTCTTTATAAGGGCAAGGATATTGGCGCATATGTAGCAGGGTATATTGAAGATAAGTATATCATCTTAGGTTTTAATGATTATACTGGCTGCATTCTATACTTTACATCTAAAGTGTATAAAACGCTTGGCGAAACATATAACTCTTACAGATTCGCAAAGTTGAAGTATTTGGAAGTAATAGAATCTTAGTTATGAAAAAGGAAGATAGAATCAAAGTTTGGGAGAAGTACGGCCATCATTGCGCATACTGCGGAAAAGAAATAAAGTTCGAAGATATGCAAGTAGACCATTTCGTTCCTAAGAATCGTGGAGGTTACTCTCGTTGGAGTGATAAGGAAGGTAAGTATGTCGTTTCTCATGGTGAGGATAGTATGGAGAACTACATGCCTTCTTGCCGAGCCTGTAACTTTAGAAAGCGGGATATGAATATCGAACAATTCCGTGAATCTATAAGAGAACAGGCTGAAGGTTTGCTTAGAGGTGCTGCAAAGTTCCAAGTTAGTATGAGTATCGCTTATGGTTTGCTTACTCCTTCTTTCGATAAGCCTATCGTATTCTATTTTGAGAAATGTATGAATTACAAAGATAGACTTACGAAATATACTCAAGGAAGGCTGTCAGAATTATCAAATGTTGACGATTATGAACCAAACAAATTAGCGTTAACTAACCTTTTGTGGTTTCTTGACAAGGTAATCAGTAATGAAGTGATTGTCGCAAAGCTTAAAATCATGTCTGATGCAGACAGGAAACGAATGAAATACCTTTATAGGTATGATGGTAACGAATCGTTATACGACGATGAATATTCCAAGGCAGAAAGTACTATAGCCAAGGAGTGCTTGAAGTATTTACAGAACAAAAAAGAAGTAGTGTATGACTAGTATTAGAAAAGCTAAAAAGCAAATGAAGAAGGCTCGTCCGTATTGGGAAAGTCAAGGTTACAGGTTTAGGCGCAAGGCTAAGATAATCAGG